ACATTAGGTGCCAACGTATCATCAAAACAAATAGATTTGCTTCAAAAATACTTTAGCGATATAATAGTTATTGCTGATAATGATGAAGCAGGCGGTAACATGAAAGAAAAATTAATCGAAAGATTAGAAGGAAATGTTACTGTAATTAACCTAAATAAACAATATAAAGATATAGGCGATATGGATGACGAGTCAATAAAAGAACTACAGTATCAGTTTGACAAATCAATACTGTCTATGCTAAAATAGAAAAAACAAAGGAGAAAAACTATGAGCGTTATTAAGGGACTAAAAAATATAAATGCCCTGCTCGATAAGAAAAATGATGAAGGCGCACCAAAGGTACGCTGGCTTAAGTTGGCTGATGGACAGTCAGTCAAGATTCGTTTTATTGAAGAACTTGATGAAGATTCAGCACATTATCTTGAGGAGCGTGGACTTGCACTTGTTGTCAAGGAGCACACAAATCCAAAGGATTATAAGCGTAAGGCTGTAGATACTCTTGACACAGAAGGCCGTGACTGGGCTGAAGAAATGTATCGCAAGGATCCGAAGGGCAATAGTGGTTGGCGAGGTCGTCTTCGCTTTTACTGTAACGTACTTGTCGACGATGGCATGGAAGAAAAGCCTTATGTTGCCATTTGGTCAATGGGCGTAAGCAAGCAGTCTGCATTTAATACAATTCGTGAGTATGCTCTTGAAACAGGAAGCATCTCAAACGTTGTGTGGAAGTTAAAGCGTAATGGTCAGGGAACTGAAACATCATACACTTTGATTCCGTCTGCTCCAGATAAGGAGCCATTTAATTGGGAAGGCATTGAGCCATATCCACTAGAGAAAGCATTGCGACGTGTTCCATATGCAGAACAAGAAGCATTCTATCTTGGATTTGATTCGCCTTCATCTACATCAGCGACGAATATCGACTGGTAGTAGATGAACTACGTCCCATTACATTTACATACTCACTTTTCACTATTCGATGGTATTGGGTTGCCATCTGAATACGTTGACCGTGCTATAAAATTGGGTATGCCAGCAATAGGAATTACAGACCATGGCTCCCTTTCTGGCCACAGAGAAATGTATCGTGTTGCTAAATCTAATGGGATAAAGCCTATTCTTGGCATAGAAGGGTATATGTGTGAAGATAGATTCGATCAGCGAGACAAAGCAGATAGAACAACTCCACTCGATATGGTTTATAATCATATTATCCTTCTTGCCAAGAATCAGGTAGGCTTAGAAAACCTTAATAAGTTAAATGAAATTGCTTGGACAGAAGGTTATTATAAAAAGCCAAGAATAGATTTTGAAGTACTTGCAAAATATAAAGAAGGAATAATTGTATCCTCTGCATGCCCAAGCGGAATTATTGCCAAGTCAATAGAACTTGGTGAACTTGGAATGGCAAAGAAATATATTAAATGGTTTAAAGAGCAATTTGGCGATGACTATTATTTAGAGGTTATGCCACATAATGATGAGTCAATAAACAGAAATATATTGTTGCTGGCAGACGAGTTTGGTGTTAAGCCAATTGTAACTCCAGATTGCCACCATGTTGATCCGTCACAAAAAGAAGTGCAAGAGTTAAAATTAATTCTTAACACATACTCTAATAAGATTCAAAAAGATGCTACATATGAAAAGTCTAAAAAGCAAGGCGACCTAATGAAACGCCTTGATTATTTATACGGCGCAGACAGGCAGATGTCATTTAATAAGTTTGACATACACCTTCTTTCGTATGAAGAGATCCAGGCTGCTATGGAAAAGCAAGCAATTTGGAGAACTGATATTTATGAAAATACTATTGAACTTGCAAACAAGATAGAAGATTACGACATTAAAGATGGGCTAAATCTTTTGCCAGTTCAATATAAGAATCCAGACAAACAGTTGTCTGATCTTGCTTATGAGGGCTTAAAGTCTAAGGGATTGTCTGATAACCAAGTTTATGTTGATAGACTTGAAGAAGAACTCAAAGTTATTAAAGATAAAAAGTTTGGACCTTATTTTCTTGTTGTTCAAAGCATGATATCTTGGGCAAAAAAAGAAGGCATTATGGTTGGTCCAGGACGTGGATCATCTGCAGGCTCACTGCTTTGCTACACACTTGGAATTACAGATATTGATCCTATAGAACACGGCTTGTTGTTTTTCCGATTTATTAATCCAGAGCGTAACGATTTTCCAGACATTGATACAGATATTCAAGATACTCGTCGTGATGAGGTAAAAGATTATCTTGTTAAACAATATAAGCATGTTGCTTCTATTGCTACATTTTTAGAATTTAAAGATAAAGGTGTTGTGCGAGATGTTGCTCGTGCATTAAATATTCCATTGACAGATGTAAATAAAGTGTTGAAGTTAGTAGATACATGGGATGAATACTGCACTTCAAAAACCACTGCATGGTTTAGAGAGAAATATCCAGAGGTAGAACAATATGGAGAACAACTTCGTGGTCGCATTAGAGGTACTGGCATACACGCTGCTGGCGTTGTCACTAGCAAAAATCCTATTTTTAGGTACGCACCGATGGAGACACGCAACTCTCCTGGTAGCGATGATCGCATACCTGTCGTGGCGGTGGACATGGAAGAGGCTGAGAAAATCGGACTCATCAAAATCGACGCACTTGGTCTTAAAACTTTAAGTGTTATTAATGATACCTTAAAGATTATTAAGGAGCGTGAAGGCACAGATATAGATCTTTTAAAGTTAGATATGGCTGATCAAAAAGTTTATCAAATGCTTTCTGAAGGCTATACAAAGGGTGTATTTCAGTGTGAAGCAACCCCATACACAAACCTACTGGTTAAAATGGGAGTCAAGAGTCTTGCTGAATTATCTGCTTCCAATGCCCTAGTTCGTCCAGGCGCTATGAATACTATTGGTAAAGACTATATCGAACGTAAGCATGGCAGACAGGCAGTAAATTATTTACATCAAACTATGAAGCCGTTCACACAAGAAACATATGGGTGTATCCTATACCAAGAGCAGGTTATGCAGGCCTGCGTTGAACTCGGAGGGATGTCTTGGTCTGAAGCGGACAAGGTTCGTAAGATCATTGGTAAAAAGAAAGATGCTAGAGAATTTGATGTTTTTCGTGATAAGTTTGTTAGCGGTGCTTCTAAGTTTGTTAGTCCTAATCAGGCTCGTGATTTATGGCATGACTTTGAGGCGCATGCGGGCTATTCGTTCAACAAGTCTCATGCGGTTGCTTACTCTACGCTCTCGTATTGGACGGCATGGTTAAAGTATTATTATCCAATTGAGTTTATGTATTCATTATTAAAAAATGAAAGGGACAAAGATGCACGAACTGAATATCTTATTGAAGCGAAAAGAATGGGCATTAGCATTAAGTTGCCTCACATTAATGATTCGGATATTGATTTTAAGATTGAGGGTAAAGGCATTCGGTTTGGACTCTCAGGGATCAAGTTCATCTCTGATAAAATTGCAGAACGCTATATATCAGCACGACCTTTTAAGTCTTTTGAGGCACTTAGAGATTTCACGTTTACAAAAGGAAATGGAGTAAATAGTAGAGCACTAGAGGCACTAAGAATTATTGGTGCAGCAACATTCCCAGATAATCCTAGAAATGATAATGAGATTCGTGATAACTTGTATGAGTATTTGGGCTTACCAGAATTTACACAGACTGTTCCATCACATTATCATGCATTCATTAATCCTGTTGAGGATTTTGAAGAAAAAGGATCTTTTATTTTGATGGGAATGGTAAAGGGAATTAAACGAGGCAAGGGTTGGTCTCGTGTAGAAATATTAGATAAAACTGGAAGTGTGGGTATATTTGATGAAGAACAAACGACTATTGAGGCTGGACGAAGTTATATTGCACTTTGTTCTGATAACAGAATTGTTAGTGCTATTCCTGTGGACGAGATAAAAGGATCAGATTCTGCATTAATTAAATTTTTAAATTATAGAATGTTACCTTATAAAGATGATGAGTTATTTGTGGTATCATTTAAACCAAGAGTAACGAAAGCAGGCAAAAAGATGGCTTCTCTGACTCTAGCAGACACCTCTAGAGAACTTCATCCAGTTACAGTATTTCCTACTGCTTTTGCTAAAGCATATATGAAAATTGAAGAAGGTCATGCATACAAGTTTGAGTTAGGTAAAACTAAAGACGGTACAGTAATATTGGAGGATATCAATGTCGGTTAGCCTTGAAGAAGTATTAGCACAGTTAAATCCAAAACTAAGAAAGAGTATCCTTGTAGGAGATGAGGTGCCAAAGACAGAGTATGCAGTAACACCAAGTTTTGGCCTTAATCGTGCACTAAATGGTGGATTGCCATACGGAAGACAGGTACTTATCTGGGGTTCAAAGTCATCTGCAAAATCTTCTATGTGCCTTCAGACAATTGCATTAGCACAAAAAGAAGGAAAGATTTGTGCATGGATAGACGCAGAAATGTCATACGACAAAGAGTGGGCAGAAAAGTTGGGAGTAGATACATCAAAATTAATTGTTTCACAAGCAAGAACTATTAACGAGATGGTAGATGTTGGTGTAAATTTAATAGAGGCTGGAGTTGACATAATTGTTGTTGACTCAATTACTTCCTTGCTTCCAGCAATTTATTTTGAAAAAGATTCATCAGAATTAAAGCAGTTAGAAAATACAAAACAGATTGGTGCAGAGTCTCGTGATTTTAGTAACGCTTGGAAGATGCTTAACTATGCAAACAATAAGGTTAAGCCAACGTTACTAATTCTTATTTCTCAATCTAGAAATAATATTAATGCAATGTATACAAGCCAACAGCCAACTGGAGGACAGGCTACAAAGTTTTACTCTTCTACTGTTGTTAAATTATTTTCATCTGAATCAGATAATCAGGCATTGAAAGGAAAAATATATGTTGGTGACAAGGCTATTGAAGAAAAGATTGGTAGAAAGATTAGATGGGAACTCCAGTTTTCCAAAACTTCTCCTTCTTTTCAGTCTGGGGAGTATGATTTCTATTTTAGAGGCGATAACTTGGGCATTGATGGGGTCGCTGATCTTGTTGACACTGCTGAATTGGTTGGCATAGTGGAGCGTACAGGAGCATGGTATTTATTACCAGATGGTTCAAAAGTTCAAGGCAGAGAAGCATTTGTTAATCGTGTAAGAGAGGATCTTGATCTACAAGAAATGATTAAGGCTAAGATTAGTGGATAAGTATACAATCTTTGAAGGTAAATTTCCTTGCAAGACTTGTAAGAAAGAAGTAAAGACTATTAGAGTCTATGCGTCAACTGGAATGGCATCTTGGATGTGCTCAGATAAACACTTATCAGAAGTTCAATTGTTTAAGGTTGGATACAAGAAAGTTAAAAAATATGACTGAAAAAAATGAAAGCAAAAGACTTGGTGCTAAACAACATAAGAATTCTGGTAGAAATACCAAGAAGGGTGACGCTACTTGGAATAATTTCACGGTAGATTTTAAAGAAGTCGGAAAGTCTTTTACCCTTAATCAGGATGTTTGGGCTAAGGCTACAACGGATGCAATTAAAAATAACAGCGACCCAGCAATCATTGTTGTAATTGGCGAGGGAAGCAAGAAGGTTAGACTTGCTATAATAGAGTTAGAACTACTAGAACAGATGGTTAATAATGGAACAGAATAATACAACACTTGAAATGATTAATGGTTTGACAGAAATAGCAGATTATATGGAAGATGAGGAACTGACTACAGCCTTAACATTTATTGCAAAGTTAATAGTAAAGCCAGATATTCCTATTAATGTGGCCACAATAGAGATAGTTAGGCTACAAGCAATTGCAGCCAAAATGGCTTTTAGAGCAACCTGGATGGCTAACGTTGACAAATCAGACAGAGGAAAGAAGAATCTTTATTACACCGCAGCAGAGTCTATCAATAATTTGGTTTCCGCACTAAAATATATAACTCGCTGATATCTGCTATAATTATACAAACAAAGGATAATGATGAAAAATTTATTAAAAGAAGTAATGATAAAAGATTTAAAGAAAACCAAAAATAAAGAAAATATGGAAGATACTTCTTTTATAGATGGTCTTATTGAAAAAATAGAATCTGGGTATTTGGCACAAACAAAACCCAAGTTTACCAAGAAAAGTAATTTCTCCGCATCTGGACTAACCTATGGCGCTGGAGAGTGTCCAAGATATTGGTATATGATGTTTGATGGTGCTCCAGCATTTGATAACTCAACTGCCTTTGGCGTAGCAAATAGAAATAACGGAACTCTTGGCCATCAAAGAATACAGGAGGCAATTGAACTTTCTGGACTTCTTGATAAAGATATGGTCATGGATCCATTGCCAAGAAAATATAACAAGCAAGAGCACCCATCGATGGAGTTTAGGGTTAAAACTGAAGAGCCACCATTTGACGGTTACGGCGATGTTATGCTTAATATAAACGATGAAAGAGTTATTGGAGAAATCAAAACTATCAGTAATGAAGGATTCGAATATAAAAAGAAAAGTGAAAAGCCTAAGATGGGCCATCTTATGCAATTACTAATTTATATGCGAGTATGGAAAATTGATAAGGGAGTAATGATTTATGAAAATAAAAACAATCATGAGTTATTGACCTTACCAGTTGTAATGAACGATCATTTCCGTCGGTGGGTAGACCAGGCATTTGATTGGATGAGGGAAGTATATGAGAGTTGGAAGAAACAGGAGTTGCCACAAAATCCTTATAGATCCAATTCTAAAATATGCAAAGTTTGTCCAATTCAAAAAGCATGTGCTGAAGCAGAGACAGGGGTAATTAAACTTAAACCTCTGGAGTTGCTAGAAGATGAAAAACTGTAAATGGTGTGATAAAAATTTTGAATCAGATATTTCATATCAAATATATTGTTCTGAACAATGTAGAGAGCAGGCAACAAAAGAAAAGATAGCACAAAGATATATACAGTCTAGAAGACAAAAAAGAAAAGGTAAAAACAGACTGTGTAAGCAATGTGGTGAGAAACTATCTATTTATAATGATGAACCATTATGCAATAAATGTGTCATCAATCCAAACGATGTCAAGAAAGCACTAAAACAAATTAAAGGAATGACAAATGGTAAATCAAAATAATAAGCCAGAAATAATTTGTGCTATTGATGCCAGCACAACAAGTCTTGCTTTTGCTTTATTTACTACTGATTCAGGTAAGTTTGGAAATTCTTTAGGAACAGTTGGAAAAATAAAATTTGAAGGTAGAGACATTTATGAAAAGGTTATTGATGCTTCTAAAAAAACAAAAGCCTTTTTTGACTACTACGGTGGCTTTGAATGTATTGTTATCGAACATACTGTTTTTATGAATAGCCCAAAGACTGCTGCAGACCTCGCATTGGTTCAGGGGGCCATACTTGGAGCAGCAGGACAAGCAGGTACAAAAATTATAGGAAAGGTATCTCCAATAACATGGCAGTCGTACCTTGGAAATAAAAAACTAACCAAGGAAGAGCAGTTACAGATTAGATCAATAAATCCAGGAAAGTCCCTGTCTTGGTATAAAACATATGAGAGAGATTTTAGAAAGAAAAGAACGATTAAATTACTAAATGTTATTTATGATAAAAAAGTAGAAGATTACGATGTTGCCGATGCTTGTGGTATTGGGCACTGGGCTATTAATAATTGGGATAAAGCGGTTTGACAGGACAGGCTATGGCTGCTAAACTATATACAAATGAACTATGGCTTAAAAAAAGATTTCATATTGATAAGAAATCTCCAGAGGATATAGCGAAGGAGTGTGGCGTTAGCGTGGAAACTATTTATGTATACCTTGCTAAATTTGGATTAAGGAAGTCAAAAAGATGAATCCAGTATTTCCAGATGTTAATAATTTTAGATGCGACGACTTATACTTGCTTACAGTAGGCACATCTGCTGGAAAAGAGATATATGAATCTTGTCATGAAATTGCACATATGCTAATAAAGAAAAATATTGCATACGGAAACTCTGCACTAGAACCTGTTAGAATTTTTAGTAAGGCAGATGCAAGAGAGCAACTTCATGTGCGTATTGATGATAAGTTAAGCAGAATAATGCGTGGCACAGAGTATATCGGTGATAACGATATAGACGATTTAATTGGCTACCTAGTATTATTAAAGATAGCAAAGGCCAAAGATTTAGAACGAAAAGAGGCATATGGTCATGTCGACTGAAGAAGATTTAATTAAACATCTTGATGAGATTAATACAGTTGTAGGCGAATATCTAAAGGGTAATGACGCAACTAAAATTTCTAAAGATCTTGCCATTCCAAGGACTCGTGTAGTTCAGCATATTAATGAGTGGAAGGTCATGGCTTCTGCTAATGATGCTATACGTGCTCGTGCTAAAGAGGCACTTGCTGTTGCAGATACCCACTATAATAAACTTATTGCTAAATCTTATGAAGTAATCGATGAAGCATCAATGACTAATAATCTTAGTGCAAAAACTCAAGCGATTAAATTAGTAATGGATATTGAATCAAAAAGAATTGATATGTTACAAAAGGCAGGACTTCTAGAAAATAAAGAACTTGCAGAAGAAATGCTACAAATAGAAAAGAAGCAAGAAATCCTTATGGCGATTCTTAAAGACATTGCTTCTGAATACCCACAAGTTCGTGATGAGATTATGCGTAGGCTTTCTGATGTTGCTAAAAAGGATGAAGTGATTACAATTGTCCATGATGTTTGATGATTTTCTTGAGGCTCTTGCCGATAATCATTTTGAGGAAACTCCAGTTGATGCTAAAACATTTGTAGAATCTCCTGATTATTTGGGGCAGCCAGGACTGTCTGATATTCAGTATGACATAGTTGAAGCAATGAGTCAGATTTATCGTAAAGAAGATCTTCAGCAAATAATGGGAGAAGAAGATGGTGCAAGATATTTTGAAAAATTTACTAAGAATGAAATTATCCTTCAACTGGGTAAGGGTAGTGGAAAAGATTTTACTTCTACTGTTGCTTGTGCTTACATTGTGTATAAGTTATTATGCCTTAAAGACCCAGCAAGATATTTTGGAAAACCCAGTGGCGATGCCATCGACCTAATTAACGTTGCTATTAACGCTCAACAGGCTAAGAATGTTTTCTTTAAAGGCTTTAAATCTAAGATTGAAAGGTCACCATGGTTTGCAGGAAAGTATGAGGCAAAGGTAGATTCAATCACATTTGAAAAGTCCGTAACAGTCTATTCTGGTCACTCAGAAAGAGAATCACATGAGGGTCTAAACCTTTTGCTTGCTGTTCTTGATGAGATTTCAGGTTTTGCATCTGAGGTGGCAACAGGTAATGAACAGGGAAAAACTGCTGACAATATTTATAAAGCATTCCGTGGATCAGTTGACTCTCGCTTTCCAGATCTTGGTAAGGTAGTTCTTCTCTCATTTCCAAGATATAACGGAGATTTTATTTCTGAGCGGTATG